AACGCACCTTAGATTGTACATAGTTATCAAGCTTCATTAATCAACACTAAAACAAGCCTAGTGTCAGTCTACTCGGACTAAGTTCTCTTTGAAAATTTCGTCCCAATCAACTCGTTTAATATTCCTCAATTGCTCTAATTTTTGAAACTTCTCACCAGATTGAGTTGTCTGTAAATCTTTAATATCACGAGCTGTCTTAAGTCCAACTCCAGGTAAAGCATCTGCGATTTGACGCGCAGTTGCAGTATTAATATTTACACGGACATCAATTGGAAAGGTTTCTCTAGTTGTAGGCTTGGGTGGTTTAACTCCTTCGGCTTCTAATTCTGCAGTGAGACGCTCTTCTGTACGTATCTTCTCATTAGTGGCATCTAAATGGGGAGTTAAATCAGACTCGTCTACATAGATAACTTCATCTTGTGCATCTAAACACATCATTATCCCGTCACCATGCCTTGAGACAACCTCGACAAGACCACCAGTGACTTTGTATTGGTACAACATAAACAGGCTGAATTTAATTCGTCTATGACAATAACCCTACTAAACCTAAGCTTTTAGTCAAATAGGATGATTTGGATGAGAATTATCATGAATCAACATCCAGAAAATAATCGTGATGGCAATGATCAGAAGAAGAGCAAAAGTAATCACTGAAAAGTCAATAGGTAACCTAAATATAGCCCATGAAAAAGCGGGCCTCAAGGACCCGCCAATTCTTTTAATCTAAAAAGATATTATTCGTCGTTACCGCCTACCTGAGAAGCAAAGTCGATGAATCCTTGGATATCATTCCAAGAAACATTTGCAGCAGGACGTAGATAGTTGACACGAGCAAGAATATATCCTGCACGACCAGCATCAGAATCATCTGCACTGATATATACACCGTCACCAGATACAGAAGTATTGGTAATAGCGTCAACGTTGTAGATCTTGAAAGTCGTATCAGCAGTAACTTTATACATCATAGAGTTAGCTGCGTCTGCACGAGCAATCGTAGACGTCACAGTTGTCCAGAAAGGTAGATCAGCTGTTGTTGTGTCAGCAGCGCCTTCAGCAAATGCACTAGAAGCAGCAGTCAATGAAGAACTAGCTGCAGCTAAACCATTAAGCTGAGTAGCAGGAACACCTAGTGGTGAGCCACTGTTGTCAGGACCTAGAAGTAGCAGTTCACCAGTTGTTGCGCCTAGGGCAGCTGTAACTGGAGCAGCAGGGAAACCTGCACGATCTGCAGCAAGTGTAGGAACATCCTGTGCAATAGCGATTGAAGCGCCATAAACATAAGCAGGACGTGCAGCACTAGCTTTTACTACAAGGCTGGTACGGTCGTTACGGACCCTGTCACCGGAACGGCGATCAGGAGAAGGAACTGTGATGCTGAAGCTCTTATAGGAAGCCTTATCGGCTGCTACGTTTGAAACCTTGGCATAACCAAGAAGTTCATAAGCTTCTACACCTGGTAGTCCGAATACACCTTCGTCGTTGAAACCAGAAAGCCTATTGATCTGGTTACCTGGCTGGAGAACGGCTCCAGCGGAAGATTTGTAAGTTGCCATTAGTTAAGTACCTCCTTACTCAGTTACAGTGAAAGCTGTAGTGATGAAGTCCTTGTTCAAGTTCGCAAAGCCAGCGTAGAGCTGCCAGATGAGAATTATGAAGCGGCTGAAGTCGTCATTATTGTTGATGAGAACTTGAGCATTTGGACCACCAATACCAACACCGATAGCCTGAGGGCCAAAGAACAGACCTGCAGGAGTTTTCTTAGTTTGTGCACCATTACCATCGCCGATATCGACCGAGATCTCTTTGTCAGGGAAGTTAGTAGATTCGAAGAATCTAACACCTTCAAAAACAAATCCTGATGGCATAACTGGTTCGCCAGCTACGAATTGTGCTTGGCCGTATTGTCCACCACCGTAGATAGCCTGGTTAGGAGCCATGGCACCCATAAGAGGGTTAGGCTGTCCCATACCTGGATAACGTGCAATCTCACGGAAGCCCTGATCAGCACGAAGATCTTTCATAAGTGAAGGATCTGCTATGCAACGATAGTAGCCGTCTGCGAAGACTGGTACGTGGCGCTTACGAAGACTCTTAACTACGTCTAGCAAGTCAGTTTTGACATTGAACTTAAAGCGCTCAGAAGCATATTCTGTAGCTGTATAAGCTGTAAGAGTAGTTGAGTTTGTCTTAGCCTTATTATTTGGATAGTAGTATCCACCTTGTGAATCACTACTTTGACCGCGTGATTCAGTCTTGAATAGCTCATCCAAGAAGACTCTATCGCGCCAACGGCGGTAGTCATCTAAAAGGGTAAGGCTACCAATTGACTGATGGAACATGTTAAGGTTCCCAGTATCAAGCAGTAGACGCTGTGCGGTCATTAATGTCTCACGAGCAATCTTGAATGTGCTAGGGAGATTTGTGTTATTTGGATCTGCTGGTCCAGTATATTCACGGAGAGATACCAGAACTTTGTCCTTGACAATAGACCTGCTGTTTGCTGTACCTATGGTTTGATCCTGAGTACGCTCGCGGCTTGTCTTAGTGCCAGGGTTACCAAAGAACCTATAGCGATCTAACTGAACAGTTTGACCAGGTTGCTTAGTAAAGTCATGTACGACTACTGGTTCGGCAGCCATCTCCACGATATACGCTGGATGGGGCCTATAAAGCTCCGCACCAAGCAGTTTCGGGAAATCGTTGTCTATAAACATTTGGGTTTCTCAGCGTTTTTAGTTTGCTGATATCTGAGAACAAAGTCCCCTTACGAGGACGAATTCTCTATATCTGGAATAAATCCATTGAAATAATTATAATATGGGTTTATCAACCACCTTATGTAAGTTATCGTCTACTAAACCATGTTATATGGTGAATAATTTGTTGTAGGTACCACTGGCATCCCATCAGGTTTTGGATTTGGATTAATATTTGCAGGTTGTAAAGCAGCTTGAGGAGCAGCTTGCTCCGCAGCAAGAGCCATCATTATTTTTTTGTAGTCTTCCGACTTCTCAACGGCTTCAATAGCTCTTTCTTTGCTCATTTTTTCTTAACGGGTGGTAGTCCCATAGGGAGTTGTTGGAATCCTCCTGGTGGCATCATCTGAGCTAATGTCATCTGATAATGAGAGAGGAACATTTTCTGATTGCTAATACTAGCGTTCAGATTTTGTGCTGCAGTTAACCCATTCATAGGAAGGGGTGAACCTGGCAAATTTAATTTTAAATAAGATGCATCTAAATTTTGAGGCATTGCAGCATCTTCAACCATCTGCTGTTCTTTTGCTGCCCAATTGTTATCACTATTTCCAGTAATCACTTGTCTCTGAGTATCTCCTGCTCCGAATGTCACTAACCCTGGAGAGCCAATAGCACCCCCAGCTGTGCCTAAGCCAGCTAGGAATGCATCAGCTTTCTCTTGTGCATTGGCTTTTTTCTTTGCCATTGCTTATTTACTCCATTACAAGGAGCTTTTGACGGAAGATCTCAGGATCCTGCTGAGCAGCGTTTAGATACTTCCATGCCTCTTGAGGGTTACGGTCTGCAGCCTGTCCGAAGTTATTCCAGAAGGCGTTTGGATCTGCTTGTCTCATTGGCTGTTGTGGAACAGGCATCTCAGGACGCTGTGGAGCTTGTCCAGTGACGTTAGGCTGTCCAGTTACCTGAGGAGCATTAGCGTACTGTTGACCCACTGCTTGTCCTTGTGGAGCTGCTTGACCCTGTGGAACAGGATAAGGACCATTTGCACCAAAGAACTCACAAGTGTAATCAGCAAGAATATCTGGATCTGTCAATATCTTCTCGTAAACTTTATGCTCAGCAGATAGCTCTTGAAGTAATCCAGCGGCTTCGTTTAACTGACCATTAGTAGCTTGTACTGCATCCTCTAACTCACAGGAGTACTGATTAAGGATACCAGCAGTGTCAGGACCGAAATGGTCAATTACCTGAATACTTTCAGGACTAACTCCGTTGTTTAGGAGCTGGCCTTCTGTTATCTCCAGGTTGTCCGCTGAGGTTTGGGAATAACTGTCCGAGTATGCCGGGTTGTTGTTGATCCCAGGCATAGAGGTCTGAAGACCCTGATTGGCGAATTGGGTCGTTTGTTGGGAACCGTAATTGGCCGGGTCTATTGCTTGCGTCTGAGGCGACTGTTGACCCTGGAACGGGAATTGGACTGGTGAACTCAGGAGTCCCACCACCTTGCTGAACGCCTCCTTGTAAGGATTGTCCTGCTGTTGGGGCGCCTGGGATACCTGGGGGTTGTACGCTGTAGGGGCTGAATTCTGGTAAGGTACCGCCGTCTGCGCTGGCGCTTGTCCTACCGGTGCCGCCATCGGCTGGGAGGTCGCCACCCATTGGGGAGACGTTCCCACCACGGGTGCCTGGGCTGCCGACTGGGCTGCTGGAGCCACGTAGCTGGTCGGCTGGGTCTGGGATACTTGGGGTGCCGATTGGGTCGGCGCTACGGTAGCGTCCTGCATAAGTTACTTCCTTCTGTAGTGATTCGAGTGTTCTATATAAAAATGGGGTGAGATCGAGTCTCGGATCCGCAGCCATCGGTAAATTCGGTTGCTGTGGATGTGGTGTTCTCATCTCTTGATTGACTAAGTCAATAAGTTGAGAATATGACCTTTGTAGCTCACCTACCATTCTAAACGGATAACCAGATAACATCCCTGCAATCTCGTCATCAGTTTTGGATGGAAATAAGTACTTCAGTGCTTCTATACTATCAACACCCAATTCTTGAAGGTTTCGAGTGAAGATAGATTGGTTCAATTTATCTTGAGCAGTATCCTCATAAACAGGTCCCATCCAACGCCAACTTACAGTCCTATCACCGTCAGGAGCTAGTCCTACAACGCCATCTGGAATCTCCTTTGTTTCTACTGCCTGGTCAATCGCCTTCTGTAATTTGACTTCATATCTATCTTTCTGCTTTATATATTTCTCATAAGCTACTTCATCATCTGGATCTTCTGGAGGAATTGGATATTTAATCCCCGAATTATAAGCAAGTGATTTACGGAAAATTTGCTCTTCTTGGAAAAGCATTAATTCAAAACACTTACAAACACCATAGGTATAAAGTTGTAGGCATTTTTTCTTAGCCGTAGCACTTACACGACCATAAGCAGATTTAATTTCAGTAGCAGTAACGTTTGTAATACTTAAATCATCAATACCACCTAGAGCAAGACGTATCTCACTTCTTAATTGCTCCGCATAACGAGCCTGATCAGTTCCAACAGCATTAGGAGTAATAAAACCTACTCTGTCTGTTGGTTCCAAGTTTGCAATGACTCTAGGTACCCGATAACCACTACCTGGTTTACCTATGTATCCAGGTTGCTGACGAGTGGAAGGATCCTGTTTAAATGTAGAACTTGAAAGATCAAAGTTAGATTGGAATCCAGATTGACTAGATATACTCGGTCTCTGAGCTGTATCATCAGAATTCTGCTCAACAATATCTTGCTTAGGACGAGATGAAAGTAAAGTTGGATTTCCAAAGAATGATAAGTTTGCACGAATATTCTTCACCATCTCATCATGAGCAATTATCTGACTGGATAACCATTCGAATTCACCTGCCCCATCAGTACCAAATGCGTCTGGATTATTAAAAACCTCAACACATGGAATAAATTCCATACTGTTCTCATGCACCTTCTTATCAAAGGTGGCATAATCCATATTTTCATTATCAAAAGTGATCTTTTGTTCACTATGGAATTCTTCAATCTCCTCAGGAGTAATACGTAAACGCATATAACGCTTATCTGTATTCAATCCTGCACCTTTAAATCCTTTAGAAGCTTTAACTTTATAAGGATAAATAATGATTACTTCTTCTAGATCACCTTCTGGAGAATAATAAGTACGGTAAGAATCTTTATCAAACCAATAAAGACGATAAGTTTTCTGCGTCGGACGAATATAGAAAAGACCTTTTCCATAAGCTAAAAATCTATCCCAAATTGCATCAAGACGAGCATCTAATTTATTGAACTTTATAACTTGTTGAATAAAATCAAATCTCTGTGTTCCGAAGTTATCCTGATCTGGGTAAAATTCTACGCCTTGGCGTATCCCAAACATTTTCATCTGGGATAGATGAGCATTAACCAGCATCGTATCTGCCGATCCACTACCATCTCGATTTACTACCGCCTTGATAATAGTATCGAGTTCTGATTTAACAGCAGTATCACTCATGAGTTTTTACGAATTGTCTATTGATCAATGGTGTAACCAGCGTGTAAACGTTTGAGAGTGATTACGTCATCTTCAACTTCAACATCGAATCGTTCACTAGGCTGTAGCGCCATATCGTGACAGAGTTCATCGGGAAGGGGAATAACGACAGAACCATAAGCATCCTGTTCAATCTCTAAGTTGTAATAGCTGTTTGACATTGGGGGTTGTCTTTCCAGTTTAAATCGTCAATACTCTAACTCTAGTTTTCCTTTGGTCATTAATCCATTGCATAGCCATACCAATGCATCGACACAATCATCATGAGAACTAACTCCAAAATTGACTATCTCATCTTTCAGATGCGTGAATTTTCTATACTTGTTAAAGATAATTCTTCGCTGTTCAAACAGACCCATAATCCCCCTAAACCTTGCAACTTTGTCCCCGCGAAATCCTTTGACTGCATGCCAAATCATATTGTAAAGACCATGTTCACCCTGACAAATACGTTTAAAGTCAGCCTCTAAAGAAGCCTGATATGCAACAGCTTCTGACCATATATGAATAGAATTACCAGTGGCAAAATAATTCTTTCCTTCTCCATGAATAACACCCCATTCCTCCATCATTTCCATGAGACTTTCTAACTTCTCTAAGTTCCCCATGATTCTTAGTCTTTTACAATCAATAATGTGAATCTTGTTTCCAATCCTTCCACCCATTACAAAAACTGTAAAATCATTCTGTTCTCGAACACCAGCAGATAAATCAACTCCTACTCCCATTGCATCAAATTGAGTAGCAATAGTTCCTTTAACAATTAAATCAGGTGAAAGAGACAGTTCACTAGTTTGAACAATTTGATTCTGATACTGAAAGCTGTACGCAACCGGAGCTTGTCTCCTTCTATCACGAAGGTAGTCCAAAGACCACATATCCGGCCAATAAGAGATCTCGTCTCCGTTCTTATCCACTGTAATAGCAGACTGAATAATCTGCACCCAATCATTCGCAGGAGTGAAAGTGCTGTTATGAATATCATCATGTCGGAAACGCGTTCCGAGACAAACTGCTCTACCGCCTTCAAACATCGTCGGAACAATAACAGCATTCCAGTTATCCTCCATCGCTTGGCGAATGTCCCTATTCTTTATATCATCGGCACTTTTTATAGCGTCATCAATAATACATAGATGTGAACGTTTTGAAGTAACAGCACCTTTTAAACCAGCGCAGCATACACTAAATTCTTCTTCACCTGTTGATTTAATTCCTGCAAATTTCCAGTCAATACTCCAATATTCATTAGAGTTTATTCCTTTAGCAATTTTTACTGTAGGGAAAATTTCTTTATATATCTTATTCTCTTCAATAATTCTTTTAATAGCTGCACTCTTAGGTCTAGCAACATCAACCGTATATGAAATATATAAAATTTTCAGAGGCATACGCTTTAAAGCATGTACACCAATTGACCAAGCAGTGAATAAACCAAGAACAGTTGATTTAGCAGAACCACGAGGTGCAAGAATATCAATATTTGGTCCGGCTATTCCTACCAAACAACCACTACTTTCTCCCGTACATAGA